CGCATTCTTTCAGAAGCATTACTATAAAATGATAAATCAGTATTTGTATCTGTACCAATTCTTGCATCACTACTTTGTATTGCTTGTGCAAATAAAATATTGTCATCATTACCTGACCTTATTTTCATTGTTGTATGAGTAGAATCTTGTATTTCTAATTTAACTGCTGGATTTGTTAAACCAATTCCTACATTTCCTGTTGTTATTAGTGAAGGTCCAGAAGTAGTTGATATTCTAACAGAACCTCTACTATTAGTGTCATCATCAACAATGTCTAAAGCGTATCTACTTGCACCCCTGTTATCGTCAGCATTTATTCTTATAACTGAATTGCTACTACCATTACTGTCTATTTGTAATTTATGGCTAGGCGAATCAATTCCAATTCCTACGTTTCCATCTTGGTCAATTCTCATAGCTTCAACTAATGTTGAGCTTGAACCTATAGGTTGCGTAAAAAATGCTAAATCTGTAGGTCTACCACTACCAGTCCAAGCATTTGTACCATCACCTGCAATAGTAGATATTTTTGCTATTGAACCAGTACCACCACTACTAGCGTCTGATGAGCTAAATAAGATATTTCCCATTTCAGTAACACCAGCCGTTATGTTTCCTGTAGGCAGTTTAAGATGTAATGTTGTGTCTGCAGCAGTAGCTGTTGAACCTGTTATTTCTAATTTTTCAGAAGGCGATGTTTGTCCAATTCCTACGTTTCCTGAGGAATCTACACGCATTTTTTCCGTACCGTTTATATTAAAATATATACTTCTTGATGCACTACCACTATCAAAATTTAAACCATATGACTCATATATTTTTGTTATTACACCACCTGAATTATCACTACCAATTTGTAAATTACCAGCTACTCTTAATTTTACAGATGCATCTAAACTATCAGTATCACCAATAGACATTGTAGGTGCATCAACTCTACCATCAAAAGTTGCATCAGCAGAAATAGCAATAGCATCTGTTGTAAATCTTATGTTATTACTTGTATTACCAATATGTTGTATGTATTCTGCTACATATAATGTATCAGTAAAATAACCTGTTGTGCCACTTATACCTCCAGAAGCACTAACATTACCTGTAACACTAATTCCAGAACTTGTTGTTGATAATCTTGTTATATTATTATTCATTAAATTAACTGCACCATCTTCAAAAGCAGTTATCATTGATTCACTACCATTAGCACTTCTTAACCTAAATGCACTTGTATCAATTCTTAAATCACCTGTTCCTGTATCCTGAATATAACTATGGCTACCATCGTGATAAATTTCTAACGCACTATTAAAAATGGCTTTACTCGTACTTGTAAAAGTTATATCGTCTCCTGCTGAAACTGCTATGTCTGTTCCTCCTGTAGTATTTCCATTAGCAAGTATTTCAGCTAAGGTATCTTGTCCCTCTACTAGTCCATCTACATAACCTTTAGAAGCTGCGTGAGTATCTGCTGTAGGAGTTTCTGGAATAGTAACATTATTTTCAAAAGTAGCATTCTGACTTGCATCAATAGTTAATGCCAAATCTGTACCTGAACCTGTATAAAACTTTAATGTATCTATAGACAATAATTCAGCACCTCCAACGCTAGTTATTAATCTTAAATCATAGTCATCTGAATTAGGAGCTTTCAAATCTACATAACCACCTGAAGCTCCACCTATTTCTATTCTACCAAATCCAGAACCTTCAACACTTATTACATCATCTACATCTAATGTTCCGTCAATATCTACATTACCACTAAAATTAGCTGTTGTACCTGTAATACCATTAGAAAATTCTGCTCCTGATGAGCTTAATCGTAATATTTCTGTATTACCAGCACCATATTCAAATATTAAACTAGAAAGAAAATCTATTTTAGAAGCTCCATCTAATGCTTGTAAAGTTAAATAATGACTATTAGTGGTATCTGTTACTGTTATAGTTGGATTAGTAGCATTTGACAAACTTATAGATGAGCCTGTAGAACTAATGTTTCCACTAAATGTTCCTGTAGTTGCTTCTAATGCACCAATAACTAAATCTGCTACAGTATATCCTGTTCCACTAGTATTTACTGTTGTAGTAGGTTCTGTTTGTAAATCTTTAAATAATCTGTATTTGCCTGTTAGAGCCTCTCTAAACAGTCCTGAGTATAGTGTAGTACCAGAAGGAGTATATTTGCCATAAAAACCTATGTCAACTGCGTCTGTAGAGGTATTATTGTTTGCCAATACAATTAAAGGGTCTTTAACTGTTAATGTATCTGTTCCTACTGTTGTTGTGCTTCCTTCAACTACTAAGTTTCCAATTACTGTTAGATTGCTACCTATTTTAGCATCTCCATATACATGAAGGTTTAATCCTGATTCTGGAGTTACACCTATCCCTACTTGAGTAGTAGATACATACATAGGTGAGTTATTACCAAAACCATCAGTTAATTGTTTAGCACCAACTGTTATGTTTCCGTTATCAGAGAACTTTACAAGCGACTGATAAGTATCTTTTATTTTATTTCCTGAAAGTGTAGCCATTATTCAAAACAAGTTGGTTGTGAGTCAATATGTAAAGTGTTCTCGTTTGCAGTATCACCCCATTCAGTGCTACAGTATATCTTTGCCCAATCTATTGTGTTTGCCATTATCTTTCTTTTTTAAATAAGTTAATAATTTTTTTACGTTAACCTCTTTAGGTTTGTAATTCTTTTTTATAATACCCATCCGTGAAATCCTGTATCTTTATCTGGGTAAATATCTTGATTAGAATTGCTATAATACTCATCAAATTTAGACGGTGCATTATAGGTCATGTAATCTATAAATCTTTGAGCATAATACTCAGCAAAATCTCTTTCCTTTTGAATTAAGAAATCTATTTCTTCTTTGTTTGCAATTTGACTGTTTTCAGAGTTATGCTTATATACACCGCCATTAGATATAGAATATGCTGCAAACGGCAAGTATTCAACCATAGCAAAGTGTATAAGCATAGGTTGTATATAGTCGTTTACTAAAGCTAAATAATCTCCAGTCAAAGTACCTGCTATTATATCGGCACTTATCTTGTCATACAAATCTGTGCCTAAATAGTTTTGTATATGTATCTCTTGTGCCAAACTAATAAACTGTATAAATTTATCTGTATCTACATTTGAATTTAACGCAGTGTTTTTAACTAAATCTGACCTTTTTATAAATAGTGCTTTTGCCATTATTCTTCTATATTTATGGATTCGTCTTCTATAACTTCACTATCCTCTTTCTTTATACCAGTTTCCTTTTCTATCTCTGCATCTGTTATAGCATTAGTTAAATCAGTAAATTCTAAAGGTTGTAGTGTTTTAAAGTATATATCTAATTCAATTCCGTTATACATTAATACTTTTTCAAGTTCATCTAGTATAGTAACTTGCATTGGTCTTATAACTGTGTTATCCATAAGAAGTGAAGCTGTTTGTAATTCTTCTGCATTATTTCCTAAACCAGTATTGTCTTTTATACCAACAAGCATAGGCGATACAATTCTGTGAGACACCATAACTTTTCTCATTGATTCATCACTAAGAAATTTATATTGCTCATGTGCGTCACTTAATATGACTGGCTCAATACTTGCAGAAAGTTCTTTGCTATCGTTAAACGCCAATATAAATCTACCAGCATTAGAAGAACCACTAAACTTTTCTTGAATATTTTGCTCTATAAGACTTCTTTGTTCTTCTGTAGGAACACCATTATTAAAGTTTATAAGCATACTTGGTGCAAGACCATTTTGTATATTATTTATATGATAGTTAGCTATCTCTTCTTCTAATTCTGCATATTGTAAACCTCCTTGATAATCTACTGGAGAATAGTAATAAAATCCAGCTCTATAAGGTTTAATGTATAATATTTCTAATCCAGCATTACTTGTGCCAAATGCAGGTATTCTTTTAGGGTTTAGCTTAGATGTAATCTCTGACCAGTCCTTTGCATAGTAATAAGCCTGTATTTGACCCTTGTTATTTGCCTTCTCTGCCCTTAACGTCTCTACAGGTATATGTTCTACTTGTACAATCTTTTTCCTGTCCTTAGAATAGATTATTTGAAGTGCAGCTTGACCCATCATTTTATAGTCATAGCATATCTTTTTCATACAGTCTTTAGTAAAGAGTTCTTTCATCTCTTTATAATCCTTTTCATTTTCTTTACTA